ACCAAGCAAACCAACCTTACGCGACAGCTTCAAATTGATGAGTCCATAAGGCTCACCCTTGCCTTCATAGCCATCCCAAAAGAATTCGTGAAGGTCGGTCACATCATTACAGACAACGCTGTTGTTTGACATCGCCCGCCATGACGGAATGTTGCCCATGTCCCAACGCTTTGCCAGCAGATATTCGACATCGTCAGGATCGCCAATGGCAATCTGTGCAGAGCGACGAACATTCCCAGCAACAACGACAGCGCCGATAATATTCATGACGTCGAGAGCATCAACGGGCCGCAGCTTCTTGCCAGCACGCTTCTCAAGAATCTTACCAATCTCGGTGATGCCCCACACCAAGTCTTCAGGACCGCTGGCAGTGCCACCAAAGCCCTTGATAGGAGCGCCCTTAGAGCGAATAAGCTGCGTGGAGTAGGTGAAGGTTTGCTTACCGCTTTCGTGGGCAAGGAAGGCTGCTTTAAGCGTCTTGCCGAGCAATGCCACCCATCCCTCACGGCTGTCAGGGACGATGAAGTCGGCGTCAGCACTGTCAACACGTGTCGGCACCTTGAAGTCTTCTTTCACAGGAGGCAGCTTGTCAACGTTGGAGCGCTGGATGTTATAGCCAACACCGCTACCCAGCATCAGCAAGTCCATAGCCCACGTAAACGGCTCTACAGGCTTGTCAACGACAGTGAAGGCACAGTTTTGTAGCGATGCCAAACCGAGGCGACCAACAGTGTCTGTGCCAAGTTGCCACAGGAAGCGACCAGCGACAGTGCCTTTCAACTGTAGAAGATACTTACGAAGACGTTGTTCTTCGTCTGCAGTGAAGTTGCAACCTAGTTGTTTAGTTGCAGCTTTAACAATGCGGTTGACAGTGTCATCGAATTCTTCGGTGGGGGAGTTGATGTCTTGCTCGTTTAGGCGGCGCGAATACGTGCGCTTGTAGGTGAGATAGCCTACAGTAGACCAAGGGGTGCTGATGTTTTCCATGTTTTCCTTTATGAGATGACAACGCCGACACGATGGTCGGCGCTGGGGACGGACGTTATAGCAAAAATATCTGTGTTAGCAGATATTAACGATTGTCGCCACTGCCGCTGATGACATTTCGGTCTTTGCGGCTTTGTAGTTTTGTAATGTTTGCTTCAGCAATTTCATCTAGTGAAATGCCATGATAAAGTGCAATGGTTGCGACAAACCACAGCACATCACCAAGCTCTTTCTTCACCGAATCGTCGTGGTGTTCCTGATATCCATCCCTGACAGCTTTAGCGAACAGGCTGCAAAGCTCACCAACCTCTCCAGCTAGACCGGGGATTAGATATTGCGTTGTTTTTGCAGGCATGAGTGCAAATGACCACGCCTTTTGTTGATATTCATCGAACTGCATATGCTTCCATAACGTTAGGGAAATGTAGACGTAGTTGCTTCTCGCATTCAAGAGCAACATCGCGATGTTCCTTCTGAGTCTCAACACCAGTTCGAATGTCAACGTAATGCAGCCAACTACGCAGCGTTCCGTTCATATACATCCTACTTGTTGTCAACCCTTCAGGCAACACCTTACGTGCAATCTCCCTTGCGACACCAGCATTGAGAGAGTTTTCGTATGCGACAGTTGCAGCTTTCAACACAGCTTGTTGTTGCTCCTGCCAAAATCGCATCATCTCCCTATCCTGTACGGGAATGCTGTTCTGACGATTCTTTTCGTCTTGCAGCCTTACCTCTGACAATTCATAACCATCAGCTACAGCATAGCGTTGGCTGAACTCTTGAAACGAAAAGCTTCGATGTCGCAGGATTTGTCGCGCAATGTCGCGAGTGCATTCAATTTCCATGCAGACATTCACCATTTCAAACGGTGACCAATGCTTGTGCTTGATCAAATACTTGATCAGCGGCACATACTTTTCATTGGCTTGATTTGCAGGATTTGACACTCGCGCCATGTACGCGATGAGACGTTCACCGTCAGGTGTTTTCCAAACCGTCGTTACTTTCATCTTCGCTTTCTGGTGGTGTGTACTTCTTACCTTCTTCAATGCCCTTCTTCAGGGCTTCGATGATGGCAAACCTCATCAGACTATCACGTTCTTCATCATTCATGTCGAAGGTGTAGGTGGCGCTACCGTCTTCGTGTTCTTTAACGAGTTGAATATTCATTTGTCAGTTCCTCCAAAGTTAAACGAAAACTGACGGTCGTCGTCGCTCCCAAACACCTGATCAACATACTCATCATACTGATCAGGAATGCTGAAGTATTTGATGACAGTGAGCAACGCTGGCAGTAGATGCGTGTTATATGCCCTGTCTTCAGGGTGAGTCATATACTCATTTTCCTGCATCACCGTTGACAAACTATCTTTCAAATAGTTGAGAACAAGAGTTTGAAACACATCTTCATCAATTTTTAGTTCGTACATTTTTCCGTTCCTTTCTTTCGATTGCTGTCTTTTCTTTATGACAGCATTTACACAACACTTGCAACCCTTCTGCTTCAACAAACATGCGTTCGATGTATTCGTCCCATGTAGTGAACCCCTTCATTGTATCCACTACAGGATGGATGTGATCAACAACCACACTGGTAGCAGGGAAATTAGCACGGCAATGAGTGCATCGATAGTGCTGTGCAAACTTCCCTGTCTTCGTGTTAACAGACCTGCCAACGAGAGCAGCTTTCAACACTGCCCACTTAACAGGCCAGCGACGGGAACCAGCACGTAACGTACTGACAACAAAGCTGCGAAACTTCGCTTCCGTCCACAAACCACCATTACGAGACTTAGAAGGGGACGTCGTCGGCATCAAGTTCAGCTTGCAACAGAAACATCAGGTTACAAATAGCATGTGCTAGATGGTAATACCCTGTCTCTTCATCGCGAAGTTCTCCGCGCCAATGTGCCCACGTATGACGCTGCGAAGCATCGAAATATCGCTCATGCATGTTTTCCACATGCTTCCAATTGTCAGGGCTGTATTTCTCTGCACCATACGTCAACACCTTCACCACTTCTTCAAGCGCTTCAGGCTTCAGGAGTCCGTAGCGGGGCTTTCCTTTGTCAAACTTTCGTCCTTCTTGGACGGGGTAGGTGGTGTCCACAGTTCGTTTTCCTTTCTACGAAGATAGAGCAATGTTCCATTTTGTCGTACTTTGTCAACATCTGCATACATTTCGTAACAGACGTCAGCCATTTCCTGTTCCGTCGTGCATTCAGCCAACGCAGCTTCAGCTTTCTTAGGACCGATGCCTTTCAAACCAATGACGTTGTCTGCTGTATCGCCCATCAATATCTGCATGTACAGAAATCGAAGTCCTTCTTCAGGAGTGACGAAGAAGTGTTCACGCTTGACGAAGTTGTAATGATAGCCCGGTATCTGCTTGAAGTCTTTGTCGATGCTGATGATGACAAAATCTCCATTGAGCTTTGTAGCTTCAATGGCAATGGCATCATCAGCTTCTTCACCTTCAGCAACTACAGCACCCCATTGTTCAATCAGATGCTGTCGTGCTGCTGGCAGATGCTCAGGCTTTGGCGCTGTTCTATTCGCTTTGTATTCAGCAGATACTTGTTTTCTGAAGTTGTTGCTGCCCGTTAGATATAGCTGCCACTTGTCATAATATCTAACATCAGTGTCGCATGATAACAAAGCGCCCGTTACAATGCTATCTAATGTTAGAGTCATTGTACGGACGCTTTCGTCTTTGCATGCGGCTGCGGCGCGATATGCCATCGTATCCGCATCCAGCAACATCTTCATTACAACACTTCGTCGTCGTCTAGGTCTGCACTGCCACCACCGTACTCAATGAGATCGGTGATGACAAGCTTCTTCAACGAAGGCGACACACCCTTCTTGTTCTTGTACTTCCACTCGTAAGCGGTGATGATGGCTTTGGCTTTGCTGCCATTGCCAATCTTGACACCAGACAGTTCAACACCGTCATTGTCGAATGCCTTGATGGGATTGGCAGACTTGCAGGTGATGCATCGTCCTTGTCCTTCCTTCTCAGCAACGGTGATGCCCATCTCTTCCAGAGCTACGACAGCAGCTTCAGAGAGATTGCACAAAACCACCTGAAACTTGCCGCTCATCTCATTAACTTTATCAAGCTGTGCCCACATGACATCAGCCTTAATCTTCACACTTTGCATTTCAGCCATTTCATTTCCTTTCGGGTATTGCCACACAATTGAACACGGTGTGGCTTCGTGTTAGCTGCACATTATAGGTAGGCAGCAACTTCTTCGTCAACAGGGGTGTTGTTAATCAGCAACTTCTTGGCAGCGGCTACGTAGTAGCTGTAGTCAATGTCGTCTTTGTTGAAGTTGATAATGTTGTTGCATGTCTTCAGTGAATATTCAGTGTCAACACCAATGCGTCGAGGCTCACCATCAGGCGTTAGCGGCGGCATTATCTTCATAAGCTTACCACCATTGGTGCTGGCGTAATAGCGGCAGATGTTCTGCTGCTGCACCTCTGTACCGTCTTCACCAATCAACACCAGCTTGCTACTGCGTGGCACTTTGGTACGCATAACGTAGTCATAGATGTTGTCAGTATGCTGACAGATATAGCTTTCTATGTCTACACCATCAATCATGTGAGCTTCAGCAGCTTTAGGGATGATGAGTCCACCCTGATCTTGATGCCAGCCGAGCCCTTCATATTGATAGGCACCCTTACGCTTCACCTTGCCATTGGTGTAGACGGCGATGTAGTTGTTGACGTCCCTTAGAAGCATCTTCGAATACTCAACAAACTCAAGCTGCAGCCCTACGTTCTCTTGCCATATCTTGCACTTGGTGTCATACCAACGTCGATATTTACGCGGACACAACACCGTGATGCCGTCAGTGTTCACCTGTATCAGACGTAGCCCACGAATCTGCAGCAGTTGCTCTGCCAGATTGCACAGACTCAGTTGACCGTTGATGGTGATCGACATCGTATACTGAGGGTCGTAGAAGGGGCTATATTGATTGTTGCTGTCTCCATACACCCCGTTCAATGCCAGCTTCAGCATGGCGTTCTCAGACGTTCCTTTGGGGTAGCTCTTACGCTGTTCGTAGACGTCTTCGTAGATGTCGCAGAACTTTTCCGAGAGATGTTCTGGATAGACGCGATTGGCAATGGCTACGTTTGGATACATCGAAGCAACGTCAGCGTCGATGATGATGTAGTCGTCGTCAGACTCGACAATGGTGTTCTCTAAGCTGCCATGAATGCCACCAGTGCCGAAGTCAAAGCGAAAGCCGTCAACAACTACGTTCAAGTTGTCAGCTTCTTTCCAACACATCCAATGGCTGTATTGAGCTTCACCTTTCTTCTTAGCCTTCAGTTCTACTTGTTCAACCCAGCCTAGAGGATGTTCCTTCTTGAAGTCGTCGATGTCTTCGAATGACGGCACACGTGCAAACTTCTTACGCTTTGTGTACAGCGCAGCATACTGAGCTACATCACCCAGCGTAGCTTCATCAATCTCAGAGAAGACGCCTTTGGTTTCCGTTATCTTCTGCTTTGCAAACCAATTGAACACCGCTGTAAACTCTGGGCGTTGAAAGTAGTAATAGTCGAAGAGACAGTCTTTGATGTTGATGTGCTTACGCTTCGTCTGATTGATAGAGCGCTTGCCTTTGCCATCATACTTGTAGCAGCTACCCGGCAGCGCCTCTTCAAGACGCATGATGAAGTAGTCTTTACCAATCTTGGTGTCGTTGTGATTGAGGAAATTGCGTCCATACTTCTGCGTCAACTCTTCACGAAACTTAATGGCGCTCAAGCTTTCGTTGTAGAAGTCGAGAGTGCGAATAACATCGTGCAGATTATATTTGAGCAGCGTGTCGATTTGATCTGACGTCAAGTCACTGCCAACATCGAAGGGCAAGTCTTCGATGGTGTCACTCTTCATATTAAACTGAAGCATCTTCAGAGAAGTTGCTCTAGCCTTGTTGTCGAAGTGATGTATCTTGTACAAATCAATCTGCGGCACGTATTCATCAGCAGTGCGAATGATGTGTTCAAACTTCTCTTCGCTCTTGATGATGCTCATCGCCTTCTTGTAGGCACGTGCAGCTACAGCTTTGCCACCAACAGTGGTGGCTTTATCGCGAACACTCAGGAGATCGTGAATGACAGGATAATCAAAGCCAATATTATTAAAACCGACCATGCGGTTTCCATGTTCCCGTAGCCGGTCAAGGAACGAAAATACATCTCCAATCTGATTCTTTCGAGGAGAGCATTCAAACTGCCAAAACACTGACTTGTCAGTCGAGAGAGCAGTGAAGCTAAAGCAGTTTGGATACGTTTCAATATCATAGATGAAGTCCATTAAAATATCCTGAGCAGTTCAAGAAGTGTCAGAATGAAATGAATGATGTTGGCAAGCAGTTCCATTTAGAGAACATCATCCTCATCATCAGGAGCAGGAGTGTACTCTAGCATGCGACCTGTCTCTTTGGTATACAGCAACGAACATGCAGGCCCTGTGAGTCCGCTGAATCTATTCTTTAAGACGCGAAGATATGTAGTGTTACGCTTAGTCGCGTCTTCGTCTTGCCCATTACGCTCTGCACCCAACACCATATCACTGAGTTGTGCAATGGAGCCACTGCCACGAAGTTGTGCAAGAGAAGTTGCAGCGCCTTCTTCATGTCCAACACCATTCGGACGCTTCAAGTGTGACACAACAAACAACGCAACGTTAGTTTCTTGCACAAGCATGCGAAGCTTTGTCATTATCTCATCAATGGCTTTACGCTCATCTCCATTGTCTTGGGCTGAGACGATGATAGAGATATGATCAACCACAATGTATTTGCAATTGAGCGCCTTCGCCATGTAGCGAACACGGTTGACGATGTTGTCTGTGCTGGTGCTGCCGAAGTGATCGAACAAGAACAGCCTGCCTGTGCCAAGTGTACGCTCGAAAGCATCCTTACGCTCTTCTTCGCTTGCCACCGTGTCGGGCAAGTGCAGAGGCTTGTTGGCAGCAAGCGACATCACAGACAATCCTGTCTTGCGAATGCCTTCCTCAAGGAACATCAATCCAATATTGTCGTCGGTGTTCTGAAGCAGATGCC